GTCAGAGAGTTGGAGCATTACCTGTTAGGCGCTACGGAAGATAACATTGGTATTTTAGCACTGGAAGAGGATATTCCCAAGACGGCGCTAGGTATCATGTCCATCGAGGCCAACAAACAGCTACACCTTGACAAGACAGTCACGGAAGCAGAGAAGCGCGGCTATTGGGAACGTACATTAGGCTCAGGTCGTATCTTTATGTTTGATCATTGGGGCAGCACCAGTGAAGATAACCTGCTAGGACGCATCAGATACATGGCTAAAGGCTTAGACTGCAAGTGGATCATCCTAGATCACCTTAGTATTGTAGTATCGGATCAGGATAACGGCGACGAGCGTAAAGCCATCGACAGCATCATGACCAACCTACGCAAGATAGTGCAGGAGACGGGCATTGGCTTGTTCTTAGTGTCACACCTACGTCGACCATCAGGTCAGAAGGCTCACGAGGACGGCGGCAAGATCAGCTTAGGCGAGCTTAGAGGATCAGCAGCTATTGCACAGCTTAGTGATATAGTTATTGGTTTAGAACGTGACCAACAGCATCCAGATCCAGAGGTACGCAACACGACTTGTGTCAGAGTCTTGAAGAACCGCTTTGTTGGTTTGACAGGCCCTGCCTGCTACCTGTATTATGATAAGGACTCAGGTAGAATGATTGAAACTGCCTGCCCTATATCAGAAGATAGCAACGCGGAGTTTTAAATGCGGGAAATAGTGTTTGACATTGAGACAAACGGATTAGACCCTAGCAAGGTGTGGTTAGTTTGGGCCTACGAGAGAGACACTAAAGAGTTTGTTTTGTTCTCAGGCGATACCGTCTCTAACTTTAGTCAGTACATAAAAGACATGGGAGAGTGCAAAGTAATAGGTCACAACATCATTGCATTTGACATACCTGTCTGCGAAAAGTTGTTAGGTACTGACTTTAGTAAGTGTGAAGTAGTAGATACATTAGTTATGTCACGATTGTCGCAGCCTTCAAGAGAGGGCGGTCACTCCTTAGAGAGTTGGGGCGACAAGTTAAACTTTGCCAAAGGTGATTATGATGATTGGGATAATTTTTCTCAGGATATGGTGGACTATGGTAAGCAAGACGTTGCACTTAATGAACGTGTGTACCAGATACTACTTAACGAGCTTGCTGGTTTTGGAAGCGAATGCCTTGTACTTGAGCATCAGGTACAGGCGATTATATCGAGACAGATTAAAAGAGGCTGGACGTTAGACCAAGAGAAGTCTTTTATCTTGTTAGCGGAGCTTAAGGAAAAGAAGTATGAGTTGGAAGACAAGGTACACGAAGTATTTAAACCTTTAGCTACTTTTGTAAAACAAGTATCACCTAAGATTAAGAAGGACGGCACTATGTCAGTAGTGGGTCTAAAGTTCTTAGGAGACAGTTGGGAAACAGTTGGTGGCGAGTTTAGTCGCATTGACTTCCCCATGTTTAACTTAGGTTCACGACAACAGATAGGTAGACATTTACAGTACTACGGCTGGAAGCCAGCGCAGTTCACGGACAAAGGACAGCCCATCGTTGACGAGGCAGTGCTACGCAAAGTGAAAGGAATACCGGAAGCAGTTTTGATTGGTGAGTACCTGATGATCCAAAAGCGTATCGCGCAGGTACAGAGCTGGTTAGACGCAGTACAGGATGACGGTAGAGTACATGGTTACGTAAATGCTAACGGTGCTGTAACGGGCCGTATGACACACTCAAGCCCTAACATGGGTCAAGTGCCAGCAGTCTACTCGCCTTACGGCAAAGAATGTAGAGATGTCTGGACTGTACCAGAGGGTTACAAGTTGGTAGGTATGGATGCCAGCGGCTTAGAGTTGCGTATGTTAGCTCACTATATGAATGACGAAGGATATACAAATGAAATACTCAATGGAGACATTCACACGACAAACCAGTTGGCTGCGGGCATTACAACTCGTGATCAGGCGAAGACTTTCATCTACGCTTTCCTCTATGGGGCAGGAGACGCAAAGATCGGAAGTATCGTTGGAGGAAATGCGAAAGACGGCAAGCGACTTAAAGAAGAGTTTCTCCACAACACACCAGCTCTTGGACGACTTCGAGAGAGAGTTGGAGTTGCATCTGGAAGAGGCTATGTTCTTGGCTTGGATAGAAGAAGGGTCGCTATACGATCAAGCCACGCGGCATTAAACAGTTTACTCCAGTCAGCAGGCGCTATCATTATGAAGAAAGCCTTGTGTTTACTGGATGAATATGCTATACTATGGGGCTTAGATTATCACATTATAGGAAACATACATGATGAAATCCAAACAGAAGTTAGAGAAGATCAAGCAGAACGATTCGGAAGACTTGCCACTAGCTGTGTTGAAGCAGCTGGACTTTTTTATAGACTCAATTGCCCACTGGCCGGAGACTACAAAGTTGGACAAACATGGGCGGAAACTCACTGATATTATACCTAAGGCGCAAGCCGATAAGTATATATTAGAAGAAGGAGAGTGGTGGTACTATAACAAAAATGAAAAAGCTCGAAGAAAAGCTGACAGTCAACAAGCGCGACAAAAAACAAAGATGTGGGTTAACGGTAAGTATATTTCTAAAGCTCACCCACTACATAAAGCAGGCACATACAAGGGTTTTGAGGAAGCAGCGTTTAGTTCCTTACAGAACTTTAAAAACAGTCCACAAGGTCAGGTGTATATAATTGTTAACCCTGCGTGGGAAGGGTGGGTCAAAGTTGGGATGGCTGTAGATGCTCAGGATAGAGCAGGGAATTATCAAACGGCTTCACCCTACAGAGACTATGAGTTAGCCCATATAGTAGACACACAAGACCGAAGGGCTACGGAAGCAGAGACACACGCAAGGCTAGGAGACTTGTTTGAGCAAAGGAATGAGTGGTTCAAGTGCAGTGTAGAGATGGCTAAACGCATTATAGACGGTGTAATGGAGGAACAATATGACGAAGCATGTTGAAGATTTAGTCTCTGACATCTACGCCATGATGGAAAGCAAGGACGCTGACCCATCTGTAGATGTAGAGCAAGAGATAGAGAGATTTGGGGAAGGTGTAAAGGCGCTGATGCGCACAGAGTTTGGTCGAGAAAAGCGAGAGGATAACCGCAAGCTACGCTTGTCGAATATTGGCCGCACTGATCGATACCTTTGGAACCACTATAATGGCACGAACAAGGAAGAGATAGAGCCACATACTTATGTCAAATTTATGTATGGACATTTGATTGAAGAGATGTTACTATTCTTAACAAGGATGGCAGGACACACAGTTACCAACGAGCAGAAAGTTTGTAAGGTAAACGGCATTGTAGGCCACATGGATTGTTCAATTGATGGTATAGTTACAGACGTTAAGTCAGCAAGTAGTTTTGGGTTTAAGAAGTTTAAGGACGGTAGTCTTGTATATGATGACCCGTTCGGTTACATTGATCAGATCAAAGCCTATGCCCACTCTTGTGGCGAGACTAAGGTTGGTTGGTTAGCCATGGACAAAGCCAACGGACATCTGACTTACCTCAAGTATGACCTCGTAGACAATGCTAGTGAGAAGCTCAAAGTGCCTATCACTGACAGAATAGAACACATCAAAGCCCTTGTGTTAGGGCCAGAGCCAACAGAGTATTGCCACGAGCCAGTACCAGATGGCAAGTCAGGCAACATGAAGTTAGCAGTTGGTTGTTCTTATTGTCAGTTTAAAGAACATTGTTATCCTGAGATGAGAGTATTTAGCTACGCCTACGGGCCTAAGTATCTCTGTAAGGTAGTCAACGAACCACGAGTAAGGGAGTTTGTCCTAGATGAAACAGGCTTTTAGGTCAGGACTAGAGAAGAACTTATCAGAGAAGCTAGACGGTCAGTACTTGTTTGAACCATACGGGCTGCCCTACACTACACACAGGAAGTACCTACCGGACTTCGTACACGAAGACAAGGCAGTGTTAATTGAGTGTAAAGGGTTCTTTAGAGTAGGCGACACACAGAAGTATACGGCTATCAGAGACTCAATGCCGGACTGGGAGCTAGTATTTGTGCTCAGTAACCCACACAAGAAGGTACGGAAGGGTGGTAAGATAACAATGGGTGAGTGGTGTGACAAGCAAGGCTTTAAGCACTACACTATAGACACAGCCAAGGAAATGACCAAGTACATTAAAAGGAAGAAAGTCTAATGGCCTATACATTTGAAGAGTACAGAGAAGCTTTCCTCAGAGACAGTGATGAAGTGCTTATCTTAGAGGTGCTTAACATAACAAGTGAAGACTTACTAAACGCTTTTGAAGACCGACTAATTAGGCATAGAGAAGAGGAAGTAGAAGATGAGCATTAATAACGCAACACCAGCAGATTGGGATAGACTACGCAAGCAAGCACCAGCTATTGAGCCTAAAACAGTAGATGATTTAATGGAAGTATATGTTGAGATGTCGCAGGCAGAACTAGAGTCATACATGTTAGATGATGAAGAGGAAGACGCAGTAAACAGCCCTGACCATTACAACACAGGAAACATTGAGTGTATTGAAGCTATCGAAGAGTCTATGTCCAGTGTTGCATTTAAAGGCTACCTCAAGGGCAACTGCATGAAGTAC